TGGTCCCTGAGTTGGCCCCAGAGTTGGCCCCTGAGGTGGCCCTTGCGGTGGTCCCTGAGTTGATTCCAGAACTGTGCTTCTAACTTCATAGCAAACCCTCCATGCCAGAAAGCTAACCATCAACATCATCACTGTCAAGTTTTTTTCTGAAAGGCTAGTACACACCACCAAAAGTATTGTGATCCGTAGAAAGCTGCTTCTTCAACATCGCACGTCGTTTTTTATTATCCGCCATCTCATCCACAACACTATTGTTCACCAGCCAGTGAGCACCAATAATACATCTGGCAGTATCGTCAGAGTCCCTACCACGAACCTTACCCTTGTTCTCGTTAACGAATTTCTTGAGATCTGGGGTACGTGATAGCTTCAAACACTCAACAAGACCAACTCCTGGCCCAGACATATGCTCTTGTTGCTTACCCAGCACAAGAGTTCCATCATCTAGTAATTGAAGATTATCCGAAGAATCTGGGGGGAGCAACTTTACCTTGCCATTATTACAGCTCAATAAGAATTGCATGAAGTGTTCTGGCTTCAATACATGCTTATACGATTGAATATTCATATCCCTGATTTTCTGCATCATATGTTCAGATTGCCAATGGTCAGCTACCACCGCAGCAATCCTGATTTTTGCTCGCAGGGCTTCAATAATATTGATTACCGACTCAAACCAAATATCTTTCCCTTGTGGTGGAACAATACGCATACAAAAATCGTAGACCGTCACCAGACTATGCCCCTGACCCTCATAAGTATCACCTGTTGCCGAAGTAGGATTGGCCAACGCCATAGCCTTTCGATATTCTCTAGCCTGACGTTGAATAGTATCCTTGTCCCCACCACCAAGAGCGTTATCCAGATACTCACCAAACTCGCTCTCGTGTCTGAACAGATCAGGGTTAAAAATACTGTTATGAAACGGCTGAATCCTAGCAGAGCTGTCCTCTGGAGATTCTTGTATAACACCTTGTTCGTATGATGATAGATACTCTGGGTGAGCACAGACGATGGAGAATGCGTCCCAATTCAACCCAGCATCAAAGAATATGTAATAGTTGTTATAAGTATCCAACTTACAATCATCTAGAATAGCCCCAATATATTCCTTACCCGTAGAATCAGATATATAGGGAGTAGAAAATTCTGCGATGGACTCTCTCTCCCAATCAATAGACTTCCAGAACCTTACCGGGTCATCAATGAACGGTGTAGCTGCCAACGGAGGATTAGCACCGAAGTCACGTTCTGCTGCTACCGGATCTTTATCATACTCATCATCAAACAATTCTCTGGGTAGCTTGGGATTAAAATGCCAAGTTGGGCCTTTCCAAGAATATATGTTCTTGATCTCCCCTGCTTTGGCCATGTTATATCTCTCCATAGCCGGGTCATCTACTGAGATGGGGGAGGTGACATTAATCATCATCCCCAACCAGAAAGGCAGATCATTCATTTTCACAGAGCCTCTGACAGTCATCAGACTCTGGTTTAAAACGCGGTAAAGCTCTTGGGCACTACGAGTACCTTCTGTGTTCTGTAACCGCGCCCACTCGTCGATAGAGGCAAATATGCGGGTTTTACCAGCGATACCCGCCGAGTCGGACGCTACTCTGTTATACCGTACTTGCGCCCACCCATCGTATATACAATCGTCATTGACTTTATAAGACCACTTATCGTGACCTGTTCCTACCTGCTGCTCTTCCTGTTCTTTTATATATGTAATATATTTATTGATCCACGGACTATTATTCCTCATCTCCCGATATTTCGCATAGATAGTATATTGTGCCTGGGTAGCTGTCGACGCAGCAAATGTGACTTCGAACCACTCAGCTTTTTCCTGCTTCAACAAATGCTGTAAATGATTCTTACCCTTTAGTGCCCATACACAATTCATGTGCTCGAAATATCCACCTATATGAGCACCTAGATAAGACTTTCCCGATCTCATACCCGCGATGGTAATCATTTCCTTATAAGGAATAATCATTCCATCGTGTACAAATTCTTTCATTGTTGTCCCGCACTTGGGACATACAAAATCCTCATGCTCATTCGACCAGACCAATAATACTTCTGATTCCAGATATGATCTAGGCTTATCCCAGCAAGACTTGGATTGTGGATCTTGGGGGTTGCAAATAATACATCGTAGATTAAATAAGTCCCGTAGAATCTCGTACTGTCTATAATATTCCCACGTAGAAGACACATTCCAGAATTCGGGAGACGTCACCCACTCAATAATATTCGGTGCAGGATTCTTTAGGTAATTGTACAGCTCACTGGTCTTGTTGTCCGTGAGACTATCAGATATGAGGGATTTTACATCTAACTGGGAAAAGGAGACTTTCTTGGAAAGATCAATCTTTTTTCTTTTTGGCATTCTTTTTCTCTTTTTCTTCTTTTGGTTTCTTCATCTCCTCATAAAAATACTGGATTCTCTGTTCAGCAATATTATAATACTCTTCTTCTTTTTCTATGCCGATGAAACCTAAACCCTCTTGCATTGCTGCAACACACGTTGACCCACTACCCATGAAAGGATCTAACACAATTCCATTAGGCGGTGTGATTAATCTGCATAAATATCTCATCAAAGACAAAGGCTTTACAGTCGGATGTTTATTATCTACCGTCTTATCACAAGTTCTTTCTTTTTTAGGTGCTTTGGCACAATAGAAAAAACGAGATGCGCCACCTGAATCACCAAACAACGTTCCTGCATCATCTGTTGTAGCTGTTCCTGATATACCCCTACCATTTCCATAAATATCGCTACCCTTTTCCATATTTTTAGCGGTTCTTTTATGTCCCCCCTTAGCAGCCTTACCACTCTTCAAAACACCACTCTGCTCATCCAGAATCTTCACTGGGCAATCAGGATGACAGTCCCGCACCTCGATGGTTTCTTTGCCATCTGCGTCGGCAAAGCCCTCAAACGACGTTCCTGTGTATTCCCCCCTGCCCATCGTCCCACTGAACTTCCCTGTCTTCATTCCTCCACCAGTACCCGGTCCAGTACCCTTCACCTTCTTCGTCCCCACGCACTCGCACTCTGGATGGTGCGTTAGAATCAGGTTGGCGGGCCAGCGACCTTTTTCTGACAGTTGACTTTCCTGATCAGTCTCCCAGTCTTTACCATAACAGCCATACACCTCGCGATCAGACGACAAGTGTGTTTTGGCATTCAGTGATCGATGGTTCGAATCGCCTTCGGATACCTCAATCCGACACCCCTCCACATTGATCGCCCCGGTCCCGTGCTTGAGCACATTTTTAGCCACCGTCTTTTCTTTCAGCGGTTTGCGAAACAACCACCAATCTTCTACCGCAGGTTTCAGAGCAGTTCCCCAGCCTTCCCACTGTTTAGCTTCTTCTGTTGCAGGGGCAGTAATCTGACACTCCCCTACAGGGTTAGATAGGCTCCCGTCATCAGCGGCGTTCATTGAAGTACGCCCCTTATCAGCAGCCATCGAATATCCTGGCTGACCAATCTTCGATCCCACAACTTCTCGCTTTACACCCACCGCCTTGTCGATAGCTTTTCCAATATCCATGCTTTTGGGAAATCCAGTACCAAAAATGTGTGCAATACGATCTCTTGGGTCAAACCCTGCATTCTCCCAAGCCATTGCCGTCCAGTGACTCGTTCTAGGAAGTGCCCAAACCAAAGCGTGTCCGCCCGGCTTCAGCACCCTCAGACATTCACGCGCTACACCCTCCATCCACTTTATCCAATTATCACGCCCACCTTTATCTTTATCCCAATCCTTACCCATGAAACCTATACCCGCTGGTGGGTCACAGACAACGGCGTCAACGGAATTTTCTTCCATCTCAGCCAGCTTCTCTACACAATCACCAAGGATAATCTTTTTCATTCAAAACTCCTGAGATAATTGTACATTACGTTCTTCCAGTTAATTGAAGCAAGAAACATATCAAAAGATAGAATACCATACAAATGTTCCTTACTAGGATATTCTTCACTAGGAACGTGTTTTTCTAAAACGTATTCTCCGTTAGAGAGTCTCATCGTATCCCCATAATAATATCATCTCGAAACATCTTGGCATGTGTCATCCCCATAATAGTGTCCACTTGAGTCCCTATGAACTCCATATTAGAAAGTCTGTGCCCAGACAAAATATATACCCTGTCCAGCCGCCTATCTGTATCAGGAAACAGACTTAGTGTTAGATCATTAAGAGAGTCTACTTTTTCAACAGAAACAGCCGCCATATAAAGATAACCAAATTTTCTAGGTTTTAGTCTCATGTTAATAATACCCTATATTGAGCAGAGCATACAGAGTTAAAAGCCCCTTTATTGACTACAACAGATACCTCGTCTCTAGAAAAAACGCTGATAAATCCAGTATAGTGTGGACCAGGAAATTGATAATACCGCCCCGCAGAGTACAAAGCACTAAGAGACTCGTGAGTATACTTCATAACATCATCATGCTGTAATCGATGCAATCTCACAATATCTTCTCCCACTTCTCCG